TTAGCAATTATAGCGGTTATCGGAGCATTAACGGCGGTAATTATTTACTTGTGGAATACAAGCGAGAGTTTTCGCGCAGTGGTTTTAGACGTTGTGGAGTCAATAAAAACCAATGTTCTAGAGTTTATAACGGGTTTACAGCCAATATTTGAGGGCGTTATAGCATTGTTAATAGCCTTGAAAGATATGGTTGTAGCTATTGTTACCGAGTTAATAGACAGAGTAAAAATAGGGCTAGAGGGGCAGAAAGACACGATAAACGCTATTATGCTCATTATCAAAGTAATCATTGAAACGGTATTAGTAACAATTAAAGCCGTAGTTAACAATGCGCTTGATACTATTAGAAACTTGGTACAGCTTGCGCTTGACCTTATCACGGGCATAGTTCAAGTAGCAACCGCACTTATTAAGGGCGATTGGGAAAGTGCTTTAAATGCGGTTAAGGAAACCGCAAACAATATCTTGAATGATGTTATCAATCTGTTTAGTGATTGGGGAAATAATATCGGTGAGTTTTTCAGTGATCTAATCGGACGTTTTGGCGATTGGGGGCGCGATATGATTGATAGCTTGGTAGATGGTATCAAGTCAAAAATAAGCGCGGTTACTGATGCAATAAGCGGCGTAGCAAGCACAATAGCAAGCTATATACACTTTAGTGAACCCGACAAGGGCGCATTAAGTAATTTTCACACATATATGCCCGATATGATTAGTTCAATGGTTAACGGTATCAATAACGGCATACCACAGCTTGAAAACGCTATGGCTAATATGGCTAAATCTTTAGTTCCTACAAACCTTTTAGACGGCGTGGGCGGTGCTACAACAAACACCGTTAATTTGACCGTATACGGGGCACAAGGACAAGACGTTAACGAGTTAGCGGACATCATACAAGATAGAATTAACTCTAATGTTTACAGAAACGGAGCGGTTTTCGCATGATTAACACGATAATTTATAACGGGCAATCATTAGCGGATATGGGCGTGTTCATAAGCGGGAGCGGGGTTTTTAACGCCCCCGCCCGTGACACGGACACCGTAACAGTAGCGGGGCGAAATGGTACTTTAACGCTAGATAATGGGCGCTATGAGAATATCACAGTATCATACCCCGCTTTTATTGTGCGCGATTTTAAAGAGCGTGTAAGCGCATTAAGAAACTTTTTATTGACACAAAAGGGCTATAAGAGATTAGAGGACAGCTACCACCCCGACGAATACCGCCTTGCTAGATGGGTAAATGATTTTGACGTAAAACCCATTGAAGAACTGTACGCGGGTAACTTTGATTTGACTTTTGATTGTTACCCCCAAAGGTTCTTAAAAGATGGCGAAAACACAATAGAAGTAACTGGGGCAACAACTATTATAAACCCCGAGTTAACAGACGCATTACCGCTAATAAGAGCATACGGAACAGGCACATTTACGATTAACGGCGTAACTGTTCAGATAACCGCCGCCAGTTCCTACACTGATATAGATTGTGATTTGCAAGAGTGCTACAAAGACACTTTAGCGACAAATTGCAACGGAAACGTTGTTTTGATAAATGACAGTTTCCCAAGTTTAGCAAGCGGCGAAAATTCCGTATCAATAAGCGGTATAACCAAACTTGAAATCACACCGAGGTGGTGGAAACTATGAAACCGATTCTTTTCGCGAAAGATGCAACGAGTTTTAACACAAACGGACTTGGACGCCTTGAAGCTATTACGTGTTTAGTGACAGAGGAACGCAACGGGCTATTTGAGTTAGAAATGGAAATACTTGAAACGGCTACACACGCAAGCGAAATAGCTATATCAAGCATTATTGTTGCAAAACCTTATCAGAACGGCACAAAACAGGCGTTCAGAGTATACAAGATAACAAAGCCGATTAACGGGCGGTTTAAGGTATACGCACAACACATTAGTTATCAGTTGAGTTATGTTCCTGTTATGCCTTTTACGATCACGGCGAGTTCGGGGGCGTGTGCGGCAACATTAGCCGCCTTGAAATCAAATGCGGCTACAGCTTGCCCGTTTAGCTTTCATACTGATGTGACAACGGTTGCAAGCTATCAACAGACCGTACCCGCGTCCTTGCGTTCAAGACTTGGGGGCGTAGATGGTTCAGTTTTAGACCAATTTGGCGGCGAATATAAGTGGGATAACTACGACGTATATCTGTATGCTAACCGTGGACTTGTTACACCGTCAGTTAGTTTAAGATACGGCAAGAACATAACCGACATTGAACAGGAAACGAACATAGAAAACACAATAACGGGCATTGTTCCTTATTGGCAATCTAGCGAGGGCGATACTACCGTAACCCTACCCGAAAAGGTAATAGAAAGTAGTACGGCGGCTAATTTCCCGTTTAAAAGAACTGTACCGTATGACTTTTCGCAAGCCTTTGAAACTGAACCGACACAGGCACAGTTAAGGGCTAAAGCACAGGCGTACATAAATCAAAGCGGTATCGGCATACCAAAAGTATCAATCAAGCTATCGTTTGTAAGCCTTGCAGATACCGAGGAATACAAAGAAATAGCCGCATTACAAGCGGTTAACTTATGCGATAACGTAAATGTGTACTTTGAGAAGTTAGGCATAAGCACAACGGCAAAAATCGTTAAAACGGTCTATAACGTACTTTTAGAGCGTTACGAAAGCGTTGAAATCGGTTCACTCCGTAGCACTTTAGCAAGTACCATATCAAGCCAAGACGGGGCTATAACAACACTAGCGAACAATACGACCCGTATGTTTAAGCAATATAACAATACGGTTAACGAGTTGATAGATACCGCTACAGCATGGCTTACAAGTGGTGACGGTTACGTAGTCGCTGTAAAAAATACTGATGGTTCATGGAAAGAACTTCTTTTCATGGATACAGCGGATATGGAAACAGCGCACAATGTTTTAAGAGTAAACCAAAACGGTATCGGGTTCAGTTCTACGGGCGTGGCTGGTCCTTATACACAGGCGTGGACGCTTGACGGGCGATTAGTCATAGGCGGTACAAATGTACCAAGTTTGACAGTGTACGACAGCTCACAAAACATTATCTTTCAGACTTCCCGTAGCGGTACGATATGGAACAGTACAAACAGTTCAATGGACGCAAGCGGAAATTTAACAGTTCACGACGGCACAATCACGGCGGGAACTATCACGGGCGCGACAATAAGAACAGACGAGGACGGGTCAAGAATTGTTTTAGATAGTTCTAGTTCATTAAAGGGCTACTATAACAACACATTACATAACATCATCAATATGTCTAACCGAAATGATGAAAACAACGACTTGATCATTGACGCAGACCATCAATTACATATCAGAACGCCAAAAGTATATGTAACTAATACAAGCGCGGGAACAGGAAGTACAACGGTATACGAAACTTATAACAATTATAACGACGGATATTCGTTTGTAAGTGATGTATACAAGCGGCAAAGCGGCGAACATTTTCTTGCTGATGTTCCCGAGGACGAAGCGGACGTATTGTGTATGCTGCCCGTTCTGTTAACGGCAGAATGGACGACATTTAAGATTAGACACGGTATGTTATTAAGCAGTGCGACCACAAGGTCAAGCAATATCACATAAGAGGGTGACGATATGATAATTGATAGAAGCGGTAACTTGATAGAGTTTTGGGAACGTAAGAACGGAAGAGCAATAAAGGACACCGATAACAAATACGGGATAACCTTTTTTATCTGCTTGCCGTATACCGACGAACAAAAAGCACAGTTTGCGGAAATCAAACAGCTAAAGAAGTATCTAACCGATACGGATTATAGAACAATGAAGTATTACGACGGGGCATACACCGAGGAAGAATACAAGCCATACAAAGAGGGTAGAGCAAAGGCAAGGGCACGCATTAACGAGATAGAAACGACGTTTACAGAGCCTACTTTGACCCGTGAGGAAATGGACGAAGCCGAAAGGTTAGCCATAGAAAAGTTAAAAGAAAGTGAGGTAGGAAATGCAGACAGTTAACCTACAATATGCCCCAACAAGTGTTAACCCAGTAGTACACGTTTCTCAATACGACGTAGGGCGACAGTTTAGATTTAAGCTGTATGACGGTTCGACAGCGTACACACCGCCAAGCGGTACAACGGTAAGAATTGACGGTATCAAGCCCGATAATCACGGCTTTAGCTACACCGATAAAGTGAGCATAAGCGGGAATATCGCGACTATCACAACAACCGAGCAAATGACAGTGTTAAGCGGTACGGTTAAGTGTGAACTTCGTTTCATTAACGGCGGTAACAATATCGGCACACTTAACTTTTTGATGGTAGTTGAGGAAAGCCCGATTAACGCAGAAACGGACGTAAGCGAAACCGAGATACCCGCAATTATTGACGTAGCAACCGCAAATATGTTAGATGCCGAAGCGTGGGCGCGTGGAACTAAAGACGGAGTAGCCGTTGGAAGTGACGCAGAACAGTACCACAACAACAGTAAGTATTATTCAGAGTTGGCGGCACAATCTGAACAGAACGCGGCAAACAGTGAAGCAAACGCCAGTTTATCGGCGGCTAGTGCATTAGCAAGCGCAGATAACGCACATGATAGTGAGTTAGCGGCGGCGGCTAGTGCTGATGATGCGGCAACAAGTGAAGATAATGCGGCAACGAGTGAGCAGAACGCAAAGGCAAGCGAACAAGCGGCAAAAGCTAGTGAGGATATATTAGCTTTTTACGCTAACTACGTAATTCCACGTTTCCAAGTTGCAAACAACCGTGTGTATGTTACTACACCCGCCGTATCAAATGCTATTGTGCAAAACAATAGATTATATATCAAAGTAGCAAGCTGAAAGGAGAAATAGAGAAATGACCGAACCTACAGGATATACCGCCGTTGGTATGGTCGGATTTACAGACCAAGGCACATATAGCACAAGTGCTAGTTATGTAAAAAATGATCTAGCCCA